AGCGGGGTCTTTTAGGATTCGCTATCACTCCGCAAAGGAAATTCCTAATGTCTTAATTATGGAATACACCAATAAGGATAAGGATTATGTCAGGGATTCGATTGAAGTAGCAGACTTGGACACCTATGGAGACAACATTGAGAATATCCGCACAGAGAGTATTGGCTTTTTTGGTTGCACAAGAGCCACGCAATGTTTAAGGGAAGGAAAAATTCTTCTTAATAAATTAAAGCTAAACACAAGGTCAATTTCTTTTCAAGCATACACAGACGCAATCACTTGTCAGGCGGGAGATGTTATAAGGGTTCAGCATGATGTTCCTCAATGGTCTTATGGTGGCAGAGTTGAAGAAGGCTCGACGACAACAGTAATAAAATTAAGCAAACTTATTACGCTTGAACCCGCAAAGGTTTATGAAATCCTTATTAGAGACAACCAAACGGATACGCTTGAGACTAGAGTTATCACAACGACTTCTGGCACTTATGATGAAGTAGAAGTTGCATCTGCTTTTGGATTTACACCCGCAAGGTATGACGTATTTATTATTGGAGAGCAAAACAATTTAGGAGTGTCTTATCGCATAACAGGAATGACCGTGACGCAAAGAGGATTTACTAGCTTGTCAGCGGTTCAATATTCTCCTAATGCTTATGATGAGTCAGCAGTGATTATTCCTGACAGCGATTTCTCATATATTGATTTGGATATTCCTGATGTCTATAACTTGAAATGCACAGAGCAAGTAACAAGAGAAAAAGACGGAACAATTAGGCAGACAGTTTTAATTACATATTCAAAACCACCTAACAGCTTACGTTGGATTAAGAAAGCTGTGAAGTTTCATATATATTATTCTGACAATGTAGGCGGTATTTGGTCTTATGCGGGAATGACAGAGGACGAAAGTTTTGTCTTAACAGACCCTCTTGCAATTGGTTCCTCATATGTTTTCGCAGTTGTGTCAGAGGCAGATTCAGGGGAGAAAAATTCTCCCACAACTTCCCCACAGGACACTGTTACAATCAACGGGTGGACGAACCCCGCTTCTGATGTGACAGGGTTCTATTATAATTTTACGAACACCATTGAGTTTTATTGGGACAAGAACCAAGACCCCGACCATTTCGGATATGAAATAAGAGTTGAAGATGCTGATTGGGGACAAGATGATAATGAATTGGTATGGAGAGGAAATGCTGAAAAGTTTATTCTCGATAATCCTTCCGCAAGGCAAGGCATCAATTATTACATTAAAGCATATAATACGAGTCTAAAATTCTCGACAAATTATGCTACGGTTCATCCTATAAACTTGGCACCAACCGCACCCGCTTTATCCAGAACCCTTTTATTCCAAAAGGTATTTTTATTTTGGGCTAATGTTAGCGACAATGATGTAGTGCATTATGAGGTATGGAGAAATGATAATGCTAATTGGATAGGTATTGATACGGGAAATGAAACAAAGGTAGGAGATGTTGTCGGGACAAGTTCAGTTCAGATTTTGCCTTACGAGACAACCTATTTTAGAATAAGAGCAGTGGATAGTTTAGGTGGAGGGGCATGGAGTAACTCGACGAGCGTGGATAGAATTCTTTTGGCTTCTGATGATTTGAATGAGGATATTATAGGGGCAGAGCATATAAGAGCCAATGCTGTCACGGCAGGGGCTATTCTTGCAGGCGAAATTCAAGCATTACATATCGCATCAAAGGAAATACTTGCACAGCATATTGACGTAGAGGAATTGTCGGCACTCTCCGCAAATTTAGGGACGGTCAATGCGGGAACGATTATTGGAAACACCATTAAGACTTCTGAGGATTTATACAGAGTTGAAATCAATCCCGCAGGTCTTTTCGCTTATGACAATGATGGTAATTTAAGAACCAAACTTGCAAGAGGTCAGCTATGTCTTATTGACCCTACCAATTCAGAGTTTTATTCTTACTTGGATAGTGGGGCATTAAAATTTCATCATCCTTATGGCACAGTTCCGTATGTAAAAAGAATTAAGTCTGGCGAAGCAACCACAGGGGACACAGTATATTTACAGCAGTGGTATGAACAGCCAGAAATCACTCCTTCGATTAAGAAACTTTCTAGCTTTAAAACTTCCAATAGCGAGTCAGACCAAGAGTGGAGTGTCTTTGTAGACAATATCCATTGTTACAATAATGGTGGTGCAGACTTTGGTTGGGCTTTTGATGTTCACAGCAAATTAGTTATCTCTGGTGGAACAAAACCTGAATGTATTTGGCTATGCAATTTTGACCAGACAGTTCAGACCGCCCCGCTTGTCACGGAAGTGTTAGTTAAGAATATGTTTCAGCTTTACACTCACGCATCAGCCCCCGCGAATTTTTGCTATGGTGTGGAATGCTATGAGGTTCGATATAAGATAAATGGGGCAGGGGTGTGGTGTTCATGCTGTTATGCTTATACACAGCCCAATAGTTCAATTGATTTAATGAGATGCACGCAGACCATTTGCAATTTAATGGTCTTGCCCGCAAGCGAGTGTTGGGATATTCAAGTCCATAGGATTTCTCTTGATTGGTATGATAGCGGAATACCAAGCGGACAAACTGAATGCTGTTGGTGTTGCTATCAATATACAGTGGATTGCTCTTACAATTATTGGCAACATTACTGCGAGGTTCAAAGTGCAAGTGGCATTGGATTGCATTATGTTACGGGACCTAATTCGCCACCTTATTCAGCGAGCCAATCAACCTTTTTTCCTGGTGCCCCAAGCGGAGATATTTATTGTTCAATTATTACTGCAAGCGTTTACGCATATACTTGGTTTGACGGGACAACAGTTGCATGGTCTGGTGGAGTCTTGGCACAGAACGAAAGCGATTATAATGGTGGAGTTTCTATGCACAGAACAAGCTATGTTTCAAGTGTAGGAACAAGCCAAGAGATTACTACTTCTGGAAATTCAAATAGACGAGCAGTTCTTTGTTATTTAAGTAATATCAAGCAGACCATTTGTTATAAGTGTTATTTAAAGCAGTGTGTTCTTTGCTGTGTGTGGTGTTGTTATCAGTATGAGGTGTATGTCGGGGCACCTGAAACTTGCGAGTATGAAAAACTTTACTCGACGCAAGACACTACTGACGCAGAGTGTATACTCGACGGGGCGGGACAGATAAATTATTTAGCAGTAGCTTACGCATAATGGGAAGGAAGGGAAATGAAATTAGTTTTGAGGCTTATGATAATCTTTTTAGTCTTTTTAGTATTAAGGGCAACGTGGGCAATAGACAGACTTGAAGGACAGAACCTCATTCTAAAAAACTGCTTTGAAGAAATGAAAGTGAAACATAATAGGTTGAGAGTCATTGTTCAAGGCATATACGAAACCAAGGGATAAGGAGAAAGAGATGTATTCAAAAGAACAGTATGAAAGCGTGAGGAGATGTTTGCTGTTTGTTCATGGAGGGATAGGCAGAAACATTATGGCAACAGCGGTGGTTGAGAATATTAAAAAGCAATATCCACACATGGAAATAAATGTCGTGGCGGGTTGCACAGAAGTATTTCTCAAGAACCCTAATATCAAAAGGGTGCATAATCTTTCTCGACCAAGTTATCTTTACGAGGATTATGTCATTGATAAGCCGACTCTCCTGCTAAATGTTGAGCCATACCAACACTTTGATTATGTGCATAGGAATAAGAATTTTATTCAATGTTGGTGTGAGATGTTAAATATTGAATGCACCACGCTTCAACCGAAGGTGTATTTTAATATTGCAGAGCATGAAATGGCTAAAGAATACCTCAAGAAGTTTGACCGAAGAATGATTCTTATTCAGCATCAGGGCGGGAAGGTTCCTGAAAAGAAATGCAAGAAGGATAAAATTATCGCAAAGGCGGGAATGTATCGAAGGAATGTTCCGGAAAATATTGTCCAAGAGGTTGTGGATGGCTTAATCAAGCGTGGGTATATGGTAGGTTCTGTTGGGCATGAGAACCAATTTTTGCCTAATGGTGCTGAACAGATTAAGTTTCCAATTAGAGCCATTGTGGCATTGTCTTGTCATGTTGAAGCAGTGGTTTCGATTGATTCATTTTTATTGCATGGTTCGGCT